AATCAAGTAGACTCAGTAGTTGGTAGAAGTTATGACTTAATTATATTTGATGAGGCAGCATTGACAGATGGCAGAGATGCTTTCAATGTAGCACTTAGACCTACACTAGATAAAGACAACTCAAAAGCAATATTTATATCTACTCCTAGAGGAAGAAATAATTACTTTGCAGAATTTTTCTACAGAGGATTTTCTGATGAGTTTCCAGAGTGGTGTTCTATAAAAGCAACATACCACGAAAATCCAAGAGTATCAGAAGATGATATTCTTGAAGCAAAGAAAAGTATGTCACAAGCTGAGTTTAATCAAGAATACATGGCAGACTTTAATGTATTTGAAGGCCAGGTATGGGCATTTAACCATGAGAACTGCACAGCAGACTTGACAGCAATGGATGTTAAGAATATGGACGTTTTTGCAGGCCTTGATGTAGGGTATAAAGACCCAACGGCCTTTTGTGTAATAGGATATGAGTGGGATGAAAAGAAATTCTACTTATTAGATGAATATTTAGATAGTGAAAGAACAACTGAACAGCATGCAGTACAAATACAAAAACTTATCGATAAATGGGAGATAGATTATATTTATATTGATTCTGCAGCTCAACAAACAAGATTTGACTTTGCACAAAATTATGATATATCTACAATCAATGCGAAAAAATCTGTACTAGACGGAATAGGTCATGTGGCAGGAATAATAGATAACGATAATTTAATTGTAGAACAATCATGCAGAGAATCATTGATGGCATTAGACCAGTATCAATGGGACCCCAACCCTAATTTGATGCGAGAGAAACCAAAACATAATGATGCATCTCATATGGCAGATGCAATACGATACGCGCTGTATACATTCGAAACTACGGCGACAAGTTTTTGAGACCCCTATCAAAAATATTTCTTGACATTTAGGTGATATTTTTGATATAATTCTAATTAAGAGTAAGAATAATGAATTTTAAAAGAGATTTGGTTAAGTATGTTCGAGACAAAGCTAAATCACGGTACCAAAAGAGTAATAATTGTTATATCTGCGGTGATACCGAGAATTTAGACTTTCACCATTTCTTTGGACTCACAGAGCTTCTGGAGCGATGGTTAAAGAAACATAATATAGTAGTCGAAACCGAAGAAGATATACTTAATATAAGGGAAACCTTTATAGAAACGCATGAAAAAGAATTATACGATGAGGCTGTAACGCTGTGTCATCTTCATCATTTACGACTACACTCGATATACGGTAAACGCCCTAAATTAATCACAGCAATGAAACAGAAGAGATGGGTAGAAAAACAGAGAGTAAAACATGGCATGGTATGACAGATTTTTAGGAATTGAACGAGAGGAAAAATTAAATCCTGCTCAATATACTATAGCTCGAGACGAAGGGTTATCAGTTGATTCCAGAGAGAACAAGTTACACTACCGCAACGCTTACGAAAACTTAGAAGTAGTAAACCGAGCAGTAAATATGATAGTTGACGATGTTGCTGAAATACCATTCACAGTAGCAGAAAAGGTTAGAGGAGTAAATCCTGTAGCCAAAGATGTAAGACGAACTAGAGTAGATATATTACTTAATAAAGAGCCAAATCCTTTTCAAGATGTAAGCGCTTTTAAAAGAAATCTAATAATTGATTTAATTATAGACGGTAATATATTTATATACTACGATGGCGCTCATCTGTATCATTTACCAGCAGACAAAGTAAAGATTTATACAGACGACAAAACATTTGTAGAGAAGTATGAGTTTGATTCCACAATAGACTATTCAGTCAACGAAATAATTCATATAAAAGAAAACAGTTTTAATTCTATCTATAGAGGTATTCCTCGATTAAAACCAGCACATAGAACAATGGTTTTATTAGATAACATGAGAAGTTTTCAAGATAACTTCTTTAAAAATGGAGCAGTTCCAGGATTAGTACTTAAGAGTCCTAATACTCTTTCTGAAAAGATAAAAGAAAGAATGTTGCAGGCTTGGAGTATGAGATATAATCCAAAAACTGGCGGTAAGAGACCATTAATTCTTGATGGTGGACTTGAGGTAGACCAACTATCAAAAGTAAACTTCAAAGAATTAGACTTTCAAGAATCTTGTAGAGCTAATGAAAAAGTTATTCTTGAAGCATTAGGAGTACCACCAATTCTTATGGATAGTGGTAATAATGCTAATATTAGACCTAACCATAGATTGTATTATTTAGAAACAATACTTCCTATAGTTAAGAAAATTAGTTATGCTTTTGAAAGATATTTTGGATTTCAACTTAATGAAGATGTAACAGGTATTCCTGCTTTACAACCTGAATTAAGAGACCAGGCCGCGTACTACGCAACTCTGGTTAACACAGGGATAATCAGCCCTAATGAAGCTAGAGAAGCTCTAGGTAAAGATACAATGGACGGATTTGATGAACCAAGAGTACCAGCTAATATTGCAGGTTCAGCGGCTAATCCAGTCGAAGGCGGGAGACCGCAAGAAGAGGAAAATGTAAATGAACAAGAAACTTAAAACTTTACAAATTTTGGGTGACTATTTTGTCAAGAAAGGAAAAGTTCTTTCAGTAGACGAATATAAAGCTCAAAGCGATGCTCCAATGCGATTCATGGTAGCCAAAAGACCTTTTGGGTCATGGGCTCGTATGTCCGCAATGTTGGAGTATAATCTTCCAGAAGTTTGGAAGGAAATACACAAACCTAAGTCAAAACCAGCGCCTAAAAAGGTAGCTAAGAAAAAAGAGGAAAAATAATGAATAAGATTTTTCACTATACTTCTACTTTTAAAACGCTAGGCGAACAAGATGACGGTAGCATAGATATTAAAGGTTCTGCAAGTACTAACGGACTTGATAGAGCTGGAGATATTATTGAAGCCGACGCCTGGACTAAGGGTGGATTAGAAAATTTTAAAAATAATCCAATTATTCTATTTAATCATAACTATGACAAGCCTATTGGAAGAGCAACAGGTTTAGAAGTTAATGATAAAGGGTTAGACATTTCTGCAAAAATATCAAAAGCTGCAGGTGATGTCACACAATTAATTAAAGACGGTGTCCTTGGAGCCTTTTCTGTCGGTTTCAGAGTCAAGGATGCTGATTACATGACTGAAACTGACGGGTATAAAATAAAGGACGCTGAACTTTTTGAAGTTTCTGTGGTATCTGTGCCTTGCAATCAGGGAGCTACATTCTCTCTTGCAAAATCATTTGATAACATGGACGATTACGAAGAGTTCAAGAAGACTTTTGTAAAGGCTAACTCAATGGAAATGGCAGATGCTGTTAAAATTGAGCAGCCAAGCGGGGAGAAATCCCTTAATTCGGAGAAAACTATGTCTGAAGACAATAAAACTCCTGAAAGCTTTGACCTTGAAGCGTTTGCGAAAAAAGTAGCAGAAGATACTGCTATGAAAATCCAAATGCAACAAGCCGAGCAGAAAGCAAAGGAAGCTGCTGAAGCAGAAGAAAAATCTGCGGAAGAAGCTGAAATGAAGGCTGCCGAGGAAAGCAAACAGGAAGAACAGAAATCAGTAGTAACTTCAGTTATGACTGGTGCAGAAAAACTAGTGTCAGATGTCGAAGAAAGAGTTCTCAATAAGCACGAAGAACTTGATAAAGTCGTTAAGGAACTTGAAAAAGACCTTAGAGACAGAAATGAAGAGATTCAAGCTATGAGAGAATCAAAAAGAATATTCTCAGATAGAGGACATTCTGATTGGAAGAAATCTTTCGAAGCGGACATCATGGACGCTAAAATGTTAGGTCTTGCAACTGGTAAAGGGTTCGAAACAGATTATGCAAAAGGTGTAATGGAGAAAGTTAATGCCATGTCTGGTGTTGCTGTTTCTTCTGCAGACTTCGAGCAAGTTGTTTCTACAAATATCGAAAGAGATATTCAGAACGAATTGGTATTAGCACCTCTATTTAGAGAAATACCTATGACTTCAGCAACTCAAATCATACCAATCATGCCAGATAGCGGATATGCAGAATTTACTGCGAACCAAGCTGCTAGTGGTTCATCACCACATGGTAACTTGTCTCAAAGAGGTGACGCATACAATCCAGGTTCAGCTGGTGGTATTGACTTAACAGAGAGAACACTCTCAACTAAAAAATTAATCTCTAAATCATTCATTGGTAATGAAACAGAAGAAGATGCAATTATGCCTATTCTTCC